ATGCAAATACCACTTGCACACCAGCGAACATATGCTTTTGAACGCTACTACTATGAATTCATCGAACGAATGGGTCCAGCCCACTTACTTTACGATCAGTTTGTTCGGACGATGGAGAATTTTGGAAAACCATACTTTACCGTGCCGTCAAGCTATAGTGGTTACCCTGAAGAATTAGCTTATGTATTTAAAAAAGACGGTGAAAACTATCTGTTTGATCACGTTAGGACCCAAGACAAAATTCTCCGAAAATACGAACCTAACACAAAGTATAAGCCCGGCGGTAACTGATATGAATCTTATTACACAATACGAACAAGGCTATATCGATCTAAGAACTTTTATTAATGAATTTCCTGATTCTATATCAGAGTCTCAAGAATGCCTATTTGGCATCGAATGCATTGAATTTTATGTATGGTTAGTTTTAGGAAAGACAGATTTACCTTTTTATATATCTCCTTATAGGTAATAAAACGAAAAAACTTCGCTTGCTTGATGTAAGCGAAGTTTTATTTTGATACAATAAAACTAAAACTATGAAAAGAGGGTAAAAATGAAAAAGATTAGTGTGGGAGTTATTGCTGTAATTACTATATTCTTTCTTGCAGCATGTGGGACAAAGATAACGACAGAAGACCTAAAAGCAAATGATTGGATCTCAGAAACTTCGAGCGATGATGATCCAAACATGATTCTATCATTCTCAGACCACGTAATGTCAGTGTCTATTGATACCGATAGTATGGCTTCTAATGCAAAAGACGACTGGGAAAAATTAGGTGAGGATTTAGCAAAACAACTTATAGATCAGATGAGTTATAAACTTGAGTACACTTTAGAAAAAGATACGATCAAAATTCAGGATACAGATGATGAAAAAGCTTTTGTCTATTACACTGTTTCAAAAGAAGATGAAAATATAATCTTCACACCTGATGAAAAACAAAATAAAGACGATTCAGATGCAGAAAAGCTTGTTTTGAAACCTTATACGAAAAAGAAAGAAGTTGAAACAAGCTCATCATCATCCACAGAAGAAACAACTGTCTCATCAGAATCAGCTGCTACAAATATAGACGATATAATTGAGGCATTCTCACAGCAATCTCTTGTAGTTTACAACCCACGGGATATGACTAAAGAAGATTTTGGCATTGCCCCTATGTCGGCTACAAAAGCGAAAATCTTTTCTTTAATTGAAACTGATAACGAAGAAGAGCAGCAAAACGCTCGCTTACTAACTTTTGATAATCTAGATGACTTAAAAGCGACTAAAAAATATTATGATGATCTTGGAAAAGATTCCGCAATGCTGTTCTCTTATACTGCAGTTAACGAAGATGAACTAGTATTGATGCAATTTAATGGGCAACTACCGCAAGAGTTAGTTGAAAAATATGCTAAGGCGGCTTCTTTGGAATTAACAGAATCACCATTTGATTCTACTGCCGCAGAATCGCAAACTTACTCATCAGAAAATGAGACTGTATACTCAGAAGAAAGCGTCCAACCTGCAGAAGTTCCAGTAAGTAGTCAGGAACAAACATACGAGAGTTATAGCGCTCCATCTCAACCTGTTGAAGAATATACGACCGTACAAGCTGGTGAAGGTCCTCCGGAAATAGCTGCGCGTGTTGGTATTTCAGTGGAAACACTTTATGAACTAAATGGCATCGATCCGAACAATTACATGTTGTATCCAGGCGATACTTTAAGAATAAAATAAAAGGATGGTAATTATGAAAAAGATAAAAGTTGTATTTATGACATTATTTATTGGTTTGTTCTTAGTAGCTTGTGGTTCAAATGAGAAGAAGGCTGATTTCACAACAAAAGAAGCTGAAACAGCTTTGAATAATGGCGAAGATATTAACGGGAAAACAGTTGAAATTACAGTTGATGAATATGTTCCTAACGGTGCTCTAGGATACACAATTCAAACTGGTGAGCATCTCAATTTTGTATCTTCTGATAATCCAAATGTCGAAAAAGGAGATACCCTCACAGTTAAAGTGGTGAAAACAGAAAATGTCCTTGGGTCGTTTGTAATGACATACGAGAAAGAATGATGTAATTATCTGTTTTTGAGATCAAGGGAGGGCTTTTAGAATGTTGGATACTAGGAAAATAACTAGGAGAATGGAAATTCTATTATCTTTAAAAGAGATTTCTCTCACGATAGAAGATGCATTAGCTAAAGGAGCTTACAGTGCCGCTCAATTTTGTAGCTTATCAATTCCTGACTTGATGGGTCAGTTTTATTATAAAAAATTGAGTACAACGAAAAGATATATAAAGTGGTATGATGAACACGTTCACGATTATGAAAACCCTCCTCTCAAGTTGGATAACAAAGATATTCTAATGGAGAATATAAATCAGCTAAATGGGCATACTGTGTATGCGATTCGGTGCAAGTTATTTCATGAAGGCAAACTTTTACACAAATCAGTTATTGAAGATCTTGAAAAAAATTACAATAAATTTATAGATACTGACAAGTACAAAATAAACCTGAATATTTCTCTAGATTCTGATTATACCTCATACGGATACTCTACAAACAATCAAAATAATATCATCACTATAAACGTCCGTATAAACCAAAAAGATATGGCAGAAACCCTTTTAAGACATGCAAATCAATTAGTAAAAGAGAATACAGCTAGCACGTATCCTTTTAAAAATTATATATTGCCTTACTCTAATAGAAAATAAAAAAACACCTCGCTGAAATTAAGCGAGGTGTTTTTTTACCATGGTAATTTATTATTGTTCAGAGCAGTTTGCAAAGCTCGAACCATTTGGCTTGTTGGGCTAATGATGCCATCAACTGTAGTTCCAAGCGCACGCTGCATTCCTCGAATTGTATTTTCTCCGCATAATCCATCAATTTCGCCCGTATAGAGTCCTTTTGCTTTCAAGCCTGTTTGGATCGCTCGAATCAATTGGGAGCCTCTCAAAGTATTGTCAAATTGAGCTGAATACAAATTCTGATTGACTGCTTGTCGATATTGATGACTAACCACCCCATCTTTGGTAGTATTGTGGTATTCTTGCAATCGTCTTGTAGTTGCAGCCATCCATTTGCCGTCTAATGTTAGTTTCGTGAATTGATCGGTAATATTACTTGACGTGTCACCGCTCAACAATTCATTTACTTTTTTTTGAACAACAGCTGGATCATACCCAGCATTCTTTAACGCAGTAGACCGTGCATCACCATTCCCCCATAATCCGCTTATTACTTCTCTAGCGACTGCATCAATCGATTTACCACCCGATGGTGTGCTTTCATTTGATACAATCCGATAGAAGTTGTGAGTTAATCGAGTACTCATGTAAATATCGTTTGTATCGGTATGGATCCCATTCCAAGTGTAAGAACAATGTATAAAACTTCCATTGCTTAAGAATATCCCTGTGTGACCACCGGATCCTGTTGATTGCCCAGGAGTCCCCGCGATAAAAATATCCCCACGTCTAACTTCTGATCGAGAAATTTTACGCAGTCTGGTACCGTTCATAGCGAACAGTGTGTCTGTATTCCCCATTGAACCGGCAGGAAGAAAACCTCCTGCAATCATCGCAAAAAATACTGCAGATGAACAATCATAGCTGTTAGGACCTAATCGATGTGTCATAGAATAAGTTACTTTCCCCTGTCGATCCAGCATCCACTTAATCATATTTTCAATGGACATGGCTTAGTCCTCCTTTTGTTCCGTAAATTCTTGCCCATCACCATAATCTGGTTTTTCTTTAGAAGTTGTCTTGCTATTTGTTTGCAGACGTTTCATTATTGGGTCAAAAATATTAGTAGCAATTCCTAGCTTACTTAGATTTTCAATGATACTAACCATTTCGTTCAAAGTTTCTAATGCATATACACCAATTATCACGCTTACTGAGATTAAATCAGGTAATACAATTGTTAAAGGAACAATTGCGATCAGAACTAAAAGTAACGCGAATTTTTTCAATAGACCATTGCTCATTTTACCGGATTTCAAGTCACTGTTTGTGTAGGCTTGAATGAATCCAGTAATTACATCAACCCCCATCAAACATAGTATTAATCCTAACCAAATCACAATTTTCCCAAAATCATCACTCATCATCTCTTGTGCCCAAAGAACCATCTTCATATCCATAAATCTCACTTTCCTTTTCTATTTTTGACATATTAAAATAAAAACAAGCGGTTTCCCCTCCGCTTGTTAATCTGTTAAATATAATATATTGATTGATAGCCAAGCTCCTGATGGAATCGTCGCTTCTGTTGTCCCGATATAGGCTCTATTTCCTGCAACTATCTCCCCATTGACGCGAATGTTTACTGAGAATGTAATGTTCCCTTCAGCAATCACATGTGTGACAGCACCTTCTATAGGAAGAAGATCTGCTGGTAAATTTGCAAATAGTTTTCCACTTGTCAGTTTTGTAGCAGTACTAAATCTAAGAATTAATGTACCCGAAACCAATTTTCCGTATCGGTAAACAGAATTTTGTTGCAACGTGACGTCACTTGCAGTAGTTATGTTGACTTTTTCTGCATTCAATTCTGTTTTTATCGAATCCAAAGTAGTTTTGTCAGCTGCACTCATTAATCCATTCGTAGTACTAGTTGCAACAGCGGTTGTTGTAGCATTTTGCCCGGCTGGGCCTTGTGGGCCTGTGTCACCTTTCGGACCTTGAGGACCAGTAAGACCCGTGGCTCCTGTATCCCCTTTATCACCTTTTGGGCCTTGAACACCTTGAATTCCTTGATCCCCTTTTGGTCCTGTTAGCCCTGTTGGACCTGTATCACCTTTTGGACCAGTTGCACCAGCAGGACCTGTATCACCTTTTATCCCTTGTGGCCCCTGTGGCCCTGTATCGCCTTTGTCCCCTTTTGGACCTTGTGGACCAACGACTCGTCCTAAATTATATTCAGCCATGATACTTCCTCCTAAATCGTATAGATTAATTCCCCTTCTTCATTAATACTCAATGCTGGTTCTAGGATTTCATCTGCATATGTCACTATCAAGTCACCTGTATCGTTAATGTACAATGAAAAGAATCCTGAAACCTCCGCTGTAACCGCAGGAGTGCCTTGGGGACCCATTGGTCCAGTATCACCTTTTTCCCCTTTATCACCTTTGGGTCCTTGGATACCCTGGATCCCTTGGTCTCCCTTTGGCCCTGTCGGACCAGTCAACCCGGTGTCACCTTTTGGACCAACCGGGCCTACAGATCCGGTATCGCCTTTTATTCCTTGAATGCCTTGAGGGCCAGCTGGACCAGTGAGACCAGTATCACCCTTATCTCCTTTTGGTCCAACAGATCCAACCTCTCCTTTTTCTCCTTTTGGACCAACTGGACCTATTGGCCCAATATCACCTTTCGGCCCTTGAACACCTTGAGGACCCATTGGTCCAGTATCACCTTTTGGGCCTTTTAACTCTTCTAAATTATTCAGCTTATCTTCGATTTCAGCTTTTGCACTATCGATCATTGCCAAAGCTTCTGAAGCGGACTCGTTCACTTGATTTTTTATTTCCTCAAAGTCTTTAATGTAAAAGTCCCCAGCATCTGAAAATGCATTATCAATCTTTGAACGCTCGATCGTAAATTTAAAATGGACCTCATCTGTTTTTGATCCATCTGGAAAATCCAAATAAATCCACCCATCAACAATCCCTTGGTACCCCATTAGCCTATCTGGAATAATGTAACGAACAATCCCATTTAATGAGCTCTCGGTCACGATTTCTTCATCAAGCGTTTTAAATTCTTTATCTTCTCCATTATCTTTAACGATCAACAGCAATCTTACTTTCGTTCCTAGTAAGTCAACAGGTCGACCTTGTTGATCCTTAAAATGGAATTCTAGAGCATTACTATTTTTGGCATAACTATAAAAAACAAAGCCAGTGGAAATAGTATCATTTCCGCTGACTCTTGCATGAACATCTATTTTTCCTATTCTACGTGATCTCATACATTCACCTCTTATGCTGCTTGATGAGAAAAATTAATCCCAATCCAACTTCCGGCTGGAATTTGTGCTTCTGTACTCCCTGTATAAGCTCTGCCACCAGCTACAACAGTTCCATCTGCACGTACCGAAACATTAAAACTAATTCTACCGTCAACCAGTATAGAATATTGCCAACTTGTTTTTGGTCTAAAGCCTGTAGGCAATGTGAAAAATTGAAGAGCAGTCGTTACCGTCGTAGCCGCATCAAAACGCAGCATGACGTTACCGTTCACCAAACCGTTAATTTTAGTTAATTCTTGTTGTAAAATCGTTACTCCAGAACCCGCAGTGACGCTTCCGGTTGTGGCTGCCAATAATTCATTCAGACCATCGACAGCCTCGACATGACTACGTACGTATTTTGGTGTATTCCCCTTCATCAAGGTTACAATATCAGCTTTGTTTGCCATCATTTCTTCCTCCTACAATTTGTTTACAAAACTAGCGATTTGAGTTGCAATTCTTTGTTGCCCTGCATCATTTAAATGCGTTCCGTCATTCATGTACAATGCCCTTTGGCTAGGAATATATGGACTAATATTTGAATGCGCATATAAGTCTAGTACTGGAATTGAGTAGTAATCTGCAACTTGTTTCATTGCGTTGACATAGTCTAACAAGGTAAATCCTAATTCATTCTTAGCAAACGTATCGTTAACATTGTTGCTTTTCATAGGCGTGATAAAAAACAATTTACCGTTCACATTGTTATCAGTAAGTGTCACTACGATCTTTTTCAGTGCACCAAAAAAGGTAGCTTCTGATGTATCAGAAAAGCTACCTAATGGAGAATTATAGTTAAAATCGTTTACCCCGCCAAAAATGGAAATACAAGCTTGATTGCTAATATCTCCACACCTTTCTACAAAACTTTTATCAGTTCCTGTTGTTTTGGTTATTCTGGATCCCGAAAAGCCTTTGTTGATCACTTCACCAAATGAACACAGGACCTTTACATAAGGAACCCAAGAATAAACCACACTATTAATCGCAGTTCCGAACGTCGTGCTATCTCCTAACGCCGTGAAGCTTTTCATGTAAAATGGAAAGAGCAATTGCATTTTCCGATTCGCTTCATTGATATTCCGCTGCATGTTCGCCAGTCCAGTCAATGAAATACTGTTATCTGGATTGAGTATTTCAGCCTTCCCTTCGATTGCTGACCAGTGTGTGATTGGGTAATATTGTTCTTTTGTTCCATCACTTCTAGTTTCAAAAGTTCGTTTAATTTTTGCCACTACGATTCCTCCCTTAACCAAAACTCACTTTCATTCGTCAACCCAATGTCGCCAAAAATAAGCGGCATCTCTTGTAAGTTGATAAACGTTTGCCCATCCGTCCGAAAAGAAAAACCAGATGGCATTTCGCCAATGACAAGTGTCGGACTTGCGTCGATTATTCCAGCATCTTCGGTAAAATCATGCGTTTCAATGTAGTCCAATCGTTGTTTTAAATTAGGGAACATTTCTTCAAAGAATTGAGAATAACGAGCATCTGATAGCTCTAAAACAACCTCGCCGCCAGATTCAATTCCTTCTAAGATATCTCGATTGTTTTCAACGAATTTTTCCCATGCACTTGTACCATCTACAACATATTGTTCTAAAAAGCGTTTCAAATCTTCAAACTGCCAGACATAAGCGCCATCTTTTACTACACCAGTTAGCAGTCCCGGTAACACTCTGAAGCGAAAATCTCTTGTAGAATAAAGTTGCTTGCCTTCTTCATTTCTAAAAGAAAAATAGGCGGTATTCTCTCCTAAAAACTGTAAATCTTGACTGTCTAATGTATATTCTACACGACCATCATCTGGATAAGTCTTAGTCAGTTTACGCTCAATGGGCATCCCTTCCGAAAGTTTCGTATTATTTACGAAAAACACTTCTTGCCCTCGGAATTTTTTTAATCTCCCGTTTTCTGTTATTTCAACGACAAACGTCTGTGTTTGATTATCTTCTTGCCTGACTTTAATTAGGCCAACATTATTGTTTGGTTCAGTAGTTGACAAAGTAATTGGAATCATTATAGCCAATAAGATCAGCTCCTTTCTCAAATCATTTAGGTGGTATTACAATTGATGAAATCGCACTTTGCCCCGGATACATGCGGTCAAAACGTTCAACAATCTGCCCTTTTTCCGTATTTTGCTCATAAGTTTGAATTCGGTTGTTTTCAAGCCCTTTGATTACACCGGTATGACCGTAAGTTGTATCAGTGCTCCAACCACCCCAAATGGCTCCACGTGTTATGTTGATAATGGCCCCGACAACGAGTTGATCGTAAGTTGGATTTTTGATAACCTTCCAGCCCACTGCACCCCAATCGTAAGCTATTCCTATATCGGCAGCTGCGGACGTATTTCCAATAACGTGTGTAAGTCCGTATTTTGTGCCCGCTCCTAATCCACATCCGCCTAAAAAACCAGAATACTCTGCTGGCACCGCATAACATTGTCCATTTCCAATCCATCTTCCAATGAGGGTTTCTAAATGAGCCAGTCCTTCTTCACCCACCAATTGGCTAGCCTGTAGTCCATGTAGCTTGTTATACCAATTCCTTGCGTATCCTTGACGTTCTGGATGGGCGGCTGCTGGACGTTCAAAGTTCAATTCAAAAGCTGTTGCTGCTTGTTCAACACTGGTAATCGTCTTAAATCCTTCCACTGTAGTAGGCGATACTTGACCAATCCATTGACCATTATACATACACCATTCAATCAATTTAGCTTGAGCTAATGATGAAGTGTAATCTTCTCTGATCCTGGCAGCAGCCATTAATCGCTGAACATACTCTCTACCGTCCCATGTAGGAGAACCAACTAAAGGATAAGCGGATCCATCCCATTGGACCCATCCAAAAGCTGGGCCCCCAACTTGAGCAGTATTTGGATTCATCGTAGGGCCTACTTCACCCTGAATATTTCCAAGCACCCCTGCTGCTGCTTCTTCTGAGTAACCATTATTTAATGCAAAACTCCACCAATCCCAAGCAAATTTCTCGGCATCAGTAGTCAATTCAGACGGATAACCACCTGTCCCAGTTCCGCCACCAGTCGATGGTCCTCCGCCCTGACCAGCTACAACCTTTTGATTCTTTATTGTTAAGTCTCCTTGAATGTCCAAGTCACCTCGATAAATAGCGCGTCCATTTCCAAGTAAAGTAAAACCATAGCCTGTTTTTGAAGAGATCAAAATATATTTACCGTCGCCTTCGGTTCTTATTACTAATGAATTGTCCTCTAAAGGTGTTGGCGTTGCTGCGTCTGGGAAAGGGTTTCCTGCTGAATCAGTAGTCCCGATAGTTCCTACGTTAACACCATCTTTATTCCAAAATTCCATCCCTTTTTTAGTCAATTCCATAATTTTGCTATTATCATTCCAAAGTTGTAGTGTACCAGAAACCATTCTTAGCAAATCACCCATCCCATTAAACGAGATTTCCATGATATCTGTTTTAATTTTTCCTGCGCGAATAAAATCGGCATTCAATGTTCCATCGATTCCCCACGCATTGACAAACGGACCTAACCATCCTGTTCTGGAAAAACCTAGGCCTTGATTGTTTATTGCAATCACATCTTTAGCTGTATCTCTAGAATCTGTATCCATGTAATAAGTAGTGTGCGGCTTGTTCTTTGGATATTGCAAGACACTTCCACCCTCAACTCCATTTATTAAATTGGTTACATAGTCCACAAATTCTGACATATATCCTTTTTTTGTTAAAGTTTTTATTGTTTCTTGGAGCTCATAATTTTGTTTCGTATAAAAAGCCATCTGTGCATCGCCAGCATAAATTTTTTTATTTTTTTCTGTTAACGAGTCATAAACAACACTAGTAATCTTTGTATCGATGTGGATATCATAAAGCCTGTGATAGACAGAAAAGGTATCGAATAGTCCGTAATTCCTAATTTTAGCAAATTCTTTTGCCTCATCGGAGTCGGTTAATTTTTCGATTTCTAATTCTATTGTGATTTTTGGTTTGTCTGCATTTGGATTCATCGAAGTAAAGTAGCTAGCTGCGACACGATTAAGGCTATCGAGATCCTTCACTCCCTGATCTTCTGTAAATTGGATATGCTTAGCATAAATGTCCGGATAGTTCTTTAACAACTCACTATAGATAGGTTTTCCATAAATTCGATTGCTAGTACCATCTTCACCGTCTTGTAAGTCTGCATAAGGCAGAACTTTTGTGACAATTGAAGACCAATCAAATTTAATTTTCAGCCCATTAAGATCCTTTCCATAACGAACAGTACCAACATTATCTCTTCCTCTTCTACGTAAAAGCGAGAGTTTAAAAGGTTCCCGCTTAATTTCTCCACCCCAATACTGCAACATCGATCCTTGCTCACCAGCGATACAGTTTAATACATTTCGCGCTTCAAATAATGTACTTGATACTGTTTGGATGTCTGAAAAGAGTTTTACATCACACTCATCATCCATCCCCCGCTCAATTGCAGCCATTACTTCTGCTCCATTTTTTGAATCAATTTCTACATGTTGCACTTCACGGTTGCCTAGTTTGTAAGTTCGAGATTGCCCATAAATTAAAATGGAATTATTGATAGTGTCTTTGTATGTGTTCTTGATTTCAAAGATATGGTAGTCTTCTTGATCATTTGGTTTTGCTTTGATTTGGTAGCCATTTTCAAAATACACTGAAAACCGACTATTAAGTGGATGTTCTATTTCAACTTCATATTTACCGTTTGCCTCTTCTGTAACATCACAACGAGTTGTATCTCTCATAATGCCTAACCCATTATGGCTAAAATCTTTTTCAGATGGTTCATATATTCTTGGTTTCAAATTTTGGTCCACCACCTTGGCATTAGATTAAATTTTTTTACATCGCCTTCCCATTTAATTGTCGTCCATCCAACTGGCAGAATTGGAAAATCAAGGAATTGTGTTTTGTGATCCTGGCTTTCTATTACATCATCAACTAATCGATACGATTCTTCTAACTGTGAATCAATAACTATCTCGCTTCCAATATCTGTTAACTTAAAAGATTCGTCATTTATCCAAAAAGAAATATCCCCCGAACCCCAAATTTGAATTTTGGGTTTCGAAGGATAACGCTCAGCATTATGAATCATTGTTTCGTTAGTCATCCATTCAAAACCATTTCTTGAACTTTTGAATGGTCGTAGACTAATCGTAAAGTCAAATGGAACTAAAACCCCATTTTTTCTAGTACCAGAAAACTCAGGTCCAGAAACTACTATCGCTTGATAGATATAGTGTTCATCAAACTGATAAGTAAAATCTGAGTAATTGGACATGTCTAGCCAAGAACGTATGCGATCTTCTAAATGGGAAACAGATTCTAAGTCATCCGCTTTTGCATAACAAGAAAGTTGCCATTCAACATTTTTATAATAGGCAAAATCCATAACAATCGAATCATTTCCTGGTCTTTCTCTTAGTTCAATGACACGACCTGCAGAAAGGCGCTTTGGCCGATCTCGCATATAGGCTCTAAATTCTTCACTATACCTCCCATTGATCTGAAATTGTCCACGTTTAAATCCCACCAAATGCCCCTCCTTTTGGCGCGTAGTCGCGTTCTTTCACTTCGTTAATATATTTAACAATCGTCTTGGCCCAACTCATCATTTGTGCTTCTGATGGCTCTCCCATCGCTTGCAAATGAATATGATAAGTGTCTCCACCAGATTGCTCATTACTGATTGCCGTTTGACCACTGGCAGCCGTAGAGGTACTAACTCCCTCAGAAGTATTGCTTTTTACTTGGATAGTAGGTAATTCAGTTGGTAAATCCGTCATTTTATTAACGGCATTGTCTAAAGAGTCTTGTTCCTCTTCAATTCCTCTAACAACCCCAAGCACAATATTTTTACCGATCATATCGCGCATCCATCTTGATGGAGAATGAATTCCCAAGGCTCCTGTAATTCCGCCTTTGATTGTATCTGCAATTCCAGTGATAGTATCTTTGACAGCATTGAACATAGAACCTATTCCATCGATTAGGCCCTTAATGATATTTTTGCCTATTTCAAATAAATCGATACTTCTCAGGTCATCAAATATCTCTCTTGCTCGATTAACTGCATCAGAAATCCCTTGTTTGAAGTCATCCCAAGCTTTTTGTGCGCCTTGGACTAAAGACTTAGCGGTATTAATAACAGAGTCTTTCGTTGTATTCCATGCATTAATAACGCCATTTTTGATTGATTCCCAAGTATCAACTGCAGTATTCTTTGTTGATTGCCACAGATCAGCTAGGAAGTTCTTCAATGCATCGAAAGTATCACGTGCTCCTTGTAACATTGCCTGCCACGTTCGAGCAACGGATTCTTTGATGTTGGTCCATGTATCAATCGCTGTTTGCTTAACATTTGCCCAAGTTTCCACAAAAAAAGCAACGATACTATTGAACGTATCCGTTGCAATTGTTAGCATAGATGACCAAATATAAGATACAGCCGCCTTGATACCATTCCAAACATTTAAGAATGCCATCTGTGTATTAACAAGGAAACTGTCAAAAATAGCTTTAATTGAGTTCCAAATGTTCCCTGCTGATTCTTGAATATTATTCCAAACAGCAATCATATTGTCTCTTGCTTCTTCCCAACCACCAGTAATCATAGAGGTTACGAATAGGACCGGAGCCAAAATGACATTTTTCAGAATATCAAAAATATTAGCAGCAATCTTAACTAAATTTTCCCATAATGTATTTAGGAAAAAGCTCATGTGTATGAAGGCATTACGGACGCCATAGATCAGCATACCGAAGCGACTCATGATCGCATCGGCAAGATTCCCCACAATGGATGAGACTGATTCTTTCACACCATTCCACAGAGAGGAAAACCATTCCTTAATACCGTTCCAAACATCTTTAACACCATTGACGGCGTCTTTTCCCGATTGGACAGCAGAGTCCCAAGCATCCTTAGCACCGTCTTTGATTCCATTCCATGTATCGGAGAACCATTCCTTTGTCCCGGACCATGCATCTCTTACACCATCAGCTGCAGCAGATGCTTTTTCTTTAGATCCTTCCCAAAGCCCCGAAAACCAGCCTTTTATATTGTCAAAAGTCTCTTTGAAGAAATCTGAGATGCCCCCCCAGATTTTTTTCGCATAGTCACTGATGGTGTCCCAGTTTTTATAAAGGGCTACACCAGCAGCAATTAATAAGCCGATACCGACGATAATTAAGCCTGTTGGACTCATTAAAAAAGAAAAAGCAGAGGATAATGAACCCACCGCTTTTGTGATATTGGTTATTGTACTTGTTGCAGCATTGATAGCTGCAACTGATGCCAATGCCCCTGCCACACCTGATATAACAGGTATTAACCAAGTAGCATTATCTGCAAGGAATTGAAAAGCATTCCCAACTTTTTCAATCAAGTTAGGCAGATTATTATTGAATGCTTTGAACAGTTCATTGATCTTTACTTTCAATTTATCCGCAATGCCCGCGAATCCACCAAACCCTGCATCTTTCAATGCATTATCTAACGCTTCAATTGTCCCAGCTAATCCGTTTTTTACTGAGTTTCGTAAGTTGGTCATTGATGTTCCAATACCTTCTGTAGAAGTTCTTGCAACATTCGCCGTCCCATCTAGTCCACCTTGAATATCGATCAAAGCTTGGTTAAATTCATTGATCGTTATATCGCCTTTCTTTAAGGCGTTATATAGATCGTTTTGAGCGGAAGCCCCGGTAAATTTGAATTTTTCCGCAATCTTATCAAGTCCTACCCCCATTGTTTCTTGCAGGGTAGAATATGAATCCATATCGAATTTCCCTGTACGAAGTACCTTCAAATATTGATCCGTACCACGTGCTGCTTTATCTCCGCTAGATCCACTTGCTAACAAAGCATTGTTTAACGCAATTGTACTATCAGCTGCCGTATCTGCATTTTTAAATACTGAATACATTTGCTGAGTTGTACTAGCCACATCTTGTAGCGTTGTAGGTAATCCATCAATTCCCTCTTTTAATTTGTTCGTGGCGCTCTCAGCTTCTTTAGTCGAAGCTCCCAAAGCGCTCAACACTTTGGGGAACTGACTAAGTTTGTCATAACGTTCAATTGCGCCGCCAACAGAGTCCCTGATTACATTCATACCTGCAGAAATTATTTTAACCGCTCCACTGGCTAAAAAGTTGCCGACAAAAGATGTCCAAATGCCTCCAAGAGAGCGGCCGCCTTTCTCTCCGGTCTTGCTGACTTGTCCGTCAAAGTCCCCAAGCTTTTTTACAGCATTGTTCATTCCGGAGGTGAAACCAGATTCATCAAGAATCATTTTTAGAATTAGATCTTCGTTGTTCAAAAAGCGCCACCCCCTTAGAACATCGTATTTTCATCAAGGTATTTCAGATCTTCAAACTCTTTCACAGCATCTCTGAACCCAATAAGCTTCATCAACTGATCTAAATCAGTGTTTTCGATCTCGTTTAATGTCCACCCCAGTTCAAACAACTCAATCTTGATCTGCATTTCCCTAAATTGCGGTGTTTTTGCAAAGTTGGGATGCCTGAGAAGCTCTGTTACTTTTTTTTCTGCTCTGCGTAAACGACATCATGCCCACTAGTGACAGATGCTAATAACTGACCGGTGATTTTTAAGACTTCTCGTGCATCCATACCATTCATATATTCTTCACCAGTGAACTGCCCTTCGAAAATAACATCACCAATAAAATCATAGCATTCACGCATGACAGGACGAACTTCTTCCATGTCGTTCGTTCCAGTAGCTTCTTCAAGCTTGATTTGTAATGCCATTGCGTCATCCATGACATTACCTGGTAAAAATTCGGCAGATTTAAAAGAAGCAGCTTTGTACTTCCCATCTTCATTTTTTTTCATTAGTTTGATAGTTTGTTGAAATTTGCTTGTCATTATTCGTTTCCTCCGTTTTCTTGGTTGTCTTCGTTTCCATCATTTTCAGGTGTAAAATCAACCGGTTTTGATACTGCTTTAAACCAGTTATCAATAACAGATGGATCAACACCCTCATCATCAGAATCAACTGACCACATATAACCGACGCCAGGAACATCTACGAAGTTCCCTGTCCACTCAGGGTGTGTGTAACTAACTGTTGATCCTTCTCTAGTCGTTGATTCATCGGAAGATAGACTAAACTGACCTTTATAAAAAATCGTATAGCGATAATGTCCATTTGATTTCAATCGTCGGTAGGCAAAGGCTCCATCAGGGAAAATATCATCTCCCGATCGCAAAACCCCACCACCAACTATTTTTGATCCTGTAATAGCTGCTAGTACCTTGTTTTGATAGCCGTTTACTGTTAACGCGATTTCAGCCCCACCAAAAGCGGTAAATTGGTCTTGAATGACACCGTCTCCATAATCAGGTGTCGTTTCATAGTTTAGTGTTGGATTGATACTAACTGCGGTACCGATTGTTACTGGCTCCCCATACGTTGGAAAATCACCTGTATCATCACTTAGTGGAAACCATGTAGGTTTTTCTACTGAAATGATTCCGACTTTGTTTTTCTTCGCCATTTATTCCTCACTCCATTCAATTATTTGGGGGAATGCCACATTAAAGGTCACATGTGGCACACCATCCGTTTCGTAAACTTGATAATCTTCTGGATAAATTTCGTTTCCATCAATTTCAAGCGCATTAAAAAACGCCCCACAGTTTACTGTGAGAGCGTCCATTTCTTTTTTTGACTGATTGTTCATTACATTGTCTACAAAAGCGATATCGACAAGCCACGCTTTATTTTGGATATTTTTACCAATGTTTTCAGTACCAGCTTCTTCTATGCTAAGAACCGAATACAATTCTTTGTCCGACTGCATCACCGAATCAAGGTAGATAGTTAAATCAGACTTGATCTGTTTTAGCGTCAACGCAACTACGGCGAGAATTTCGTCTTTCATAACCATCTATCCTTTCTTCACAATAGTAATGGCCATCACCTTGAACCGGCGAGGAATGTAAGTCATATTGGCTAAATTCTGGGCTTTTTGCAACATAAATTTCCCTTTAATAAAGCCGCCTCCCCTTGTCCTGTGTCCATCATTGACATATTTAAAATAATATTCATCGTTGACGATTGCACCGACAATACGTCCAGTAGATAATTTGCGAGCTTTTATTACACGATATCCACGTCTTAAGTTGCCTGTCTTGATTGGTGTCAACGGCACTGCTAAACTGACAATCTTATTCATAGAGTCGTTAACAAAAGCCACGCCCTCAGTTTCAGCAACCTTCGTCATTCTTTTAAAGTTATCAATTACCTTTTGGGCATTCGATTCCATTCGGATATCATTTCTTGGCATCAATCTCACTTCCAGTCAACTCAATTTCAGTATGGCTTGGATAGAACATAGGTTTCTTTGCATACAAGATATGCTTGTGACCAGTTGATTGAGTAACTGTAATTCGATCACCTTTCATGACATCACTATTTGGCATCATAAACAGTTTATGCTCGATAGTTGTCACATTTACAATATTTCCATTACCTACCACTGGTAAATCACCTGAGTTGCTTTGGGAAAAGCCACAAATAAGCACCCCATCATGAACCGGTGCATAAATTTGTTCTGTAATATGTGTAATGGGATTTTCATGATCGCCATAACGCTCGATTACGCATGAATCAAGATAAGTTGTTGCTAAAACTGCAGCTTCATCCATCACCAAAACACCATCCCGCCACAACCAAGAATTCTAATTATCAGATCATCATAACCTGATAATAATCCTTGGATTTGCTGGCTACTCGTAGCATAACTGATAGTTGTATCGCCACGCCTTACAGACGAGATAGTTTTTTCAAGCTCATTCTTCATAGATTGATATAAAACCTCTGTAATCACGCCACGCAGCTTCTGCCACGGAATTAGATTGCCACAGTCATTGTAAGATTCAATTTCAAGCAATACTAACTCTAAAACGGCAGCAATTCGTTCATCATTAGCAGATGGCAGTTGCTTCTTTACTGATTCGATGATTTCCTTTTTTAGTACGTCATCCATAGGATCACATCCTTAAATTTCGACTAGATCTGCAGCCGTACGCAAAATAGCTAGTGCTTTTTCATCATTTTCATTTACTAATAATTTCCCATCTTTATCTACAGTGACAAAGCGGCGAGTTTCAGGATGAACAAACCCTACAAAATTTTTATTTTTAGCTGTACGGAATTCAATTTTCTTGACCTTAGTTGATTCCGCCTTTTCTTTTTTTGTATCCTTATCTTTTAATTCTTCTTTCGTTTCATCTGTTTGTTTTGCCATTTTTTATTCCTCCTAAAGTTGATAACAAAAAGAGACAGTCAATCGACCATCTCTTAATCACCTGATCCAGTTGCTAAATTCAAGATCGCACCAGAATTTGATGCGGTATATTCAATAGAGTACTCACCGACAATACCAATACGTTTGGAATCAGTTGTTTTAGCTAATTCTTCAGCTCGCCATTCACGGAGAGGACGTAATTTCACATAATTTGTATCAAGCGCAACCATTGTTCCAGTAGGCAATGATGGTTCAATCAACGCAATACCAGAGCCATAGTTAGAAACGATCCGGCCTAATTGCAAACCAAATGTGACAGTATCACCAAATTGTGCAATTTTAGTTGACTTATTATCTACTTCGTCAGTCATAAGTTCCAACATGTCTGGTCCAACCAAGCAAAGTTTTTCGCCCATATAGCCAGCCTCGAACATTTTTTTGAACATATTGTCTACATCTTTGCGAGCAACTGCATTTGCAGCTGCTGTAGTAACAATATTAGAGGAATTGATCAAGTTTAAAATCCCATCCATTTTACGACCAACAGTAGCTGTTTCATCAGCCTTTACGCCAGTGATAAGTTTGCGGTTTAAGTCAATTTTCATTTCCATGGCACGCATTGCAACTTGGTTAGTGAGTTCATTTCCTACACCTGACACATTAATAGCGTCCAATGTACCTGACACAGAAGTTGATTTCCGAAAGATTTCTTCGAAGTTGTTGAACCAAACACGCCCTGAATCGGCATCCTTGTATTCTCCGCCTTCAAGTTGTGCGGATGAGTCATCATCGTTTAATTCCGATTCACGCCATTTAATTTCAGTTGAATTTGCAGGCGCTGTTTTCCCTGATCCGAGTAAGTAACTTAGAAACGGAGTGTTTGGGACTTGTAACGCATTGATCATTGGTGAAATATCTAAGTACTCCAGATTGTTTGTTGATGTCTTTTTCATGTGTATTTCCTCCTATTGGTTAAAATTGTTCCAGTGCTTTTCCTAGTGCTGCCATTGGGTCACCTGTTTCACTTTGCTGCTTATTACTAGTTACCGACTGATCTTTTTTTCCGAACGCGCTATTCATTTCAATATTTTTGATAGCATCAGCATGTTTTTCATTGATCGTACCTAGAACATTTGTAAATGCTTCTACAGCAGATTTCGTAAAGTCTGTGTCTGCACTAACCAAGTTATTTAGCATAAATTGAGATACAGATTCACTTAATTCATCTTCGAGTTTTAACCCAGCAATTTGTTCAGCAACAAATGCTTTGTTTTCACTCATGACACGCAACTCTTTTTCTGCTTTAAAATCAGCTTCTAGTTTTTCAAGCTTTTGTTGCTCTGGTGATTTATTCTTCTTGGATTCTTCGTAACCTTTGATAGTGTCCTGTTTAATTTTATCTAGGTTATTTTGTTTCCAGGCTTCCAGCTGCTTATCTGCTACAGACTGAGCAGTTGCTTGCAGAAATTTTTGCGCATCTTCATTTGATTCAGCAAAGGATTTGAAATCATCAAATGAAAACTGTGGATCGTCACCTTCGGCAAAGTATTGCAGGTTCATTGGCATTAGTACTTTTTGTTTCATGTTGTTCTCCTTTCGCCCCACGATTCGCGTAAGCGCCCCGCATTGCTTTAAGATTATTTTGTTTTGCGCCCACCATTCGGCTATACCGCCCGGCATTCGCTAGTTTTGTGTCATTTCGGACAAAATAAATAGCCTAGATAACTAGACCAAACAAACCTAAATCCTCAAATTCCCAGTACTCTTCTACTTCATCGTCATCCATGAGCTCACTACCAATTCTTGAACACTAATTCAGCACCCAGTTTAAGATACTCATCAACAGACTGTTGCAGATTGCTTTGCGTTCGTGAGATCAAACTGATTTCGATAATTCCTGCCATAAAGTCATGTGTTGCTGTGCAATAATTTCCACGCCAAACAATTTTTGGTTTATCACTAATCACATTTCCTTCTTTGTCGGTGACAACATTTTCAGTCATATATCGTGATTCAGAATCTTCAATCGCCTTGATATATACACCTGCTAGGTCATTTTTGACAGGCAGAGTAAGTATTGCTTCAAAAAACTTCATATATTTCACTTCCCTTTTCTATATTGCTTCAAGTTCACACCGAACCGATCTTGAGCAAATTCATCGAGTAAATCACCGAACATGGCCTCATAAACCGCATCGATACTTTTATCAATGTCGGGAATATCTGGAACTTCTGTGCATCGGCACCGGCCATGATACGGCGGATGCCAATCATCCTTGATTCTTTTATCATGCCTTGCCCCACAGATCGAACAGACACGTTCATCTTCTGCTGACCAGCTTTTACTATACTGAACACCCGTATCTTCAAATGATTTTCGGATGCCTGTCACAGCAAAATGAGCGTATTCAGTACGCACAAGATTTTCGATCGCTCGATTGAATTTACCTTGTTCCAACTTAAACATATCGGATATTTTGCTATCACCTCGCATTCGTTTCAAGGCATTCTCGAAGCCCTCTCCACTCATAATTGCATTTACGAGTGATTGACTGAGATTTTGTTCAAGTCGTGAGATATTTCCCCACAGACGTGTAGAAAAAGTCTTCCCACTCCACGGGAAATTCAAGTAGTCTTGCAACTCACTTTTTCTCATGTATAAGGAAGGCTCAATAGTTAATATCTGTGCCAATGCATTTGTATTTGATGCAAAGCTGCGTTTTAATAAATCTTCAAGTCCATTCGAAAATAAACCATTCGCATCCGCACCAATTGTTCGCTTGGCTAATTCGCTAAAAATATCCGATCGAATCACTAATAGTCGATTCACTTTGGCGTAATCATAAGATGGGAAAAACTCGTCAATGAATTCTTGATATGTTTCATCTAAGGACATCAACTCTTGGAAATTATTATCAATGTATTTCCGATATTTTCTTTGATCACGTTTTGAGAAATCTTCCATAAGTTCATTAATATTAATCTTATGCAAATCAGATTGAGAAAGAAGCCTCTCTTGAATGGCTTCAAGCGCTTCAGGATAAATTTCGGTTAAATGCCTTAACATTTCACCTTCCATTTTCAATCGAGCTTTATCCTCTAATTCTCGCCTTTTCTCCCAATACCTTACACTAACTTTCGTCATCGGTGACTACACCGCCTTTTCTAGCAGGATATTCCCCGCTCGGATAGCTCTCTCCACTCTCCGCATCGATCATTTCATTTTCATAATCAACGTCTGTCACAAAGGGAATTTGACTTTGGATTGTACGTTTTGATACATACGGAGCTAACTTAGGTAACGACTCAGATAGATAACTCAAGTCAGTTGGCAATGATCTTGTGAAAGTGTAAATGACTTTGCTTGGATCGATTTTGACTTTCTCAATCTGTTCCATGAAAGCAGCAATCGTTTCAGAACACTCTTTTAAACCTTCAGTAAAGTACTGCTCTTTTGTATTTGTCTTAGCTTCAAGGGTGATGATTTGCCATTTACGCGCTTCTCCAGAACTGTTAGATTTAAATACTTCATCATTGAAATCAATAGCCTTGCATATCGTATAAAACTGTTTTTTCAATAGATCGATATGAAATTCATTGAAATCTTTGAATAAATCTTTTGTAACATATTCCGCCTTGGCGCTTGGATCTTTAAGGTTTATGATTCCTAGGGATTCCATCATTTCTTTTGCTTCTGTTTTCCCTAGTGTGGTTCCAGTTATTAGCATATAAGCTAATTTAAATTGCTCGATTTCATTTTGCTGATCTGAGAACGTTCGATCCAGTGCATCACCAATTTCTTCAGCAACTTCAAAATCACAATAGCGATTTGTATTGTTTTTGAATTCTGATAAATAAATTACACCTAGTGGATTGGGCACTTCTTCCATCTTCTTAAAAGCAGCAGTTAGATACGGAACAGTTGTTTCGACATACTGATTGTATGTGTAAATAGTCCCCTCAGTGACTAGGATCATTTCATCATAGTATTTCTTGATGTATGGATCATACTTTTCCTTGATGTAAATAGCACCGTTTTCGTATTTCTCAGCTCGCCAAGGTTCAATATTGGATGCCCACAGCTCCCAAGATTTGCCGACTTTCTTAGGTTCAATCAAACGAAAAGCAACACCGCACGCCCCTTGAAATGTGGCAGTGTCAGGATTAAGCATGTTAAAGCGCATTGATTCAACTTTTGAATTGAACTCTTCAAACTCCTTAGGCGTTGCTGGGCTATCTATCAAGTTACCGACTAGACGATCTTTCATCTTTTGTAATAGATTACGTTGTTTAGTAGTCACATCATAATCAAGCTTTACTGGTTTCCCAACAAAATGATTAACTGCTTGATCAACAACTACATTGAACATACCAGCATGAATTTTATTGTTAACCTTGATGATTTTGGTTTTTGGCGGCTGCCTATCATCAATTTCATTTTTCTCACTTGTGTAAGCTAGGTATTTTCGTTCACGATCAGCAAAAAATGGCTTCATGTCTTCCATAAAACCATTCGGATCGAACATCCTCTCTTCGATTTGAGTTGAGTACTTAGTACGGATTCTTTTGTAATTCCGCAGTGTCAAATTCGAATTAAACAATATAGCACCTCCTAATACTCAATAAATTTGTATTTGCTATCGGGTTCATAAAACGCTAACGCTAAAGCATCCGCAATATCAGGACTCCCGACATTTCTTTTTTTCATATTCTCTTTGCTTTCTAAGCGAATACGACTGCGACTCGTCATCTTAAATTTTCTAGTGCTTAGTTCTTTGATTAGCGAACTATCGTTAGGCAATTCAATGACAGGATCTTCGCCATTAATACTAGAAGTCATATTCTCCTCAAGTAGCTCTTTCAGCGTTCCCCATAAATAAGTCCCTAAATTGTCGTAGAAATCATCCTCAGATGAGGACCCGTTATTTACCCCTTCAACTTCGAAAGGATAGTCACTGTCTTCAATAATTTCTTGAAGTCTGTCAGTAACACCACCACCAACACCGGTATCATCGACTTTTATTAGAACCTTATCTATATGAGGGAAGGTTTTGATTAATCTTTTGGCCATCTTGATCACATAGCCAGTTGTTTCCATCGTTGAGCATTTTGTGTATTTCTCATAATCCAAAGCCTTATTGGATATTCTAGGGAACAAGATAGTTGAATCATCGCCATATCGAGCCACATCGACTCCTATATGTGCTACTTTCGCCATTTTTATTTCTGAATCACTTATATGACGTTCAGTAGCAAGCTCAACTGTTTCTAAACTAATAAAGGAATCTAATGAACCTTTAGGGAAGTCACCATAAATACGCACCCTGGCAACATCACTGTTTTCACCATATTTGCTCAGTATCATTTCGATGTTTTCCTTGTTGGTGCGTTTGCTTTCATAACTAGAGACCTTATGGCATCGCCACTTGTCTCTGTCTGAATTGTGAGAATCGTAAAAGACCCCTTCAATATTATTGGGATTACCACACAGCAAAAGTTTGTTATCAAAACCCGACAACGTACCGAGGATTGCTTCCATAATTGGATCAGAAACCCCAGATGCTTCATCTACAACGATCAACATGTGATCCTCATGGAACCCTTGCATGTTTTCAGGCTTTGTCGCCGTTCTTGCTGTAGCAAACCAGCGCTCTGAATCGCCAATCATGTAAATCTTAGTTTTAGTCCATTTCAGCAAGTCCTTAATTAAGCTATTGTTGAGCCATTTGGCAACCTCTGCCCATAAAACATCATACAATTGCTTCATTGTCGGTGCTGTTGCAATCACTTTAGCGTAGGGTCTACAAGTAAGAAACCAAAGAATCGCTCCGGCTTCTAAAGCAGTTTTCCCAACTCCTTGACCCGATCGCACAGAAACTTTTGAATATTTCGCAAGATCATTCAGTACATTTTCTTGCCAATCATCTGGATCCAAAAGCAATATATCTTCGCAAAATGCAACTGGCTTATCATAGTAATATTCAATGGCAGCACCTATATCAGCAAAAGGAACAAACGATTTATTCATTTTCACTCACCGCCCGTTTATTTGCCGCTTCGATTACTGCTTGTTTCCAATCTTTGACTCCATCACCTTTTTTATCATCTTCGCTAGGCTGCAAATACTTCATTAATTCAGACATAGCTTTTTGCTTGTCATAGAGTTTGACAGAAACTCCGTCTTTCCCCTTTTTAACTTCTTGGATAAGCGTACCATCAACCTCTTCACTACTCTTCAGTGAAACCTGTGATGATTTGTACGTTTCTAACTCCCCAGTAAACTCGTTAAACACCTCTCGCTTCTCACCAGCATCATCATACTCATATAGTTTGTGTTCTGTTGATGAGAACTCAACGAAATCAGTGATATCAGCAAACGCCTGCTTTGCGTATTCTCTTATCAGATCTTTTACATCAAGAAAGACATCTTGCTGCAATTCCGCCTTCAGCCTTCTTAACTCGACCTTTATGCTATCTTTTGCTATCAATCTTATGCTGTTAGACCTAGCGGAATTATAATCGCATCCATAAGCCTGTTGATATGCCTTAGTAGCATTGAAGCTTTGTAGATAGTAAAGACAAAACAGTTTTTGTTGCTCTGTTAAATCATCATTATCTATTACTGGTTGCACCTCTTTTTTGTGTGCAACCTTTTCTTTTTTGGTTGCACCCTTTTTTTCAGGAGGTGCATTCCACTTTCTAGACTTCCAAGATTTAACGGTATTGATAGATACATCATGTTTAGCGGCTATGTCTTTGTACTTCATGCCGTTTTGATAATCTATGTATGCTAACTCCCATTTCTGCACATCAACGCCACCGCCTTCGTAATGTTTTAACCACAAAAAAACGGCCCATAAAAGGACCGCTTTCTTTTCATCTATACTGTTAGTAGGAAGTATCAAAGATCATGTGAGTAATCTAACCGACAACTCCCAATCAGGAATGTAGGATTTGAACCTACGACCTCTACTGCCCAAGAGTAGCGCTCTACCAAGCTGAGCCAATTCCTGTCTTAAGACGGCTAGCGAATGAAGATAAGGAGTGTGTTCAACTCCATTCATTTTAAATTTTTTGATGCCGTCTTAATTAAATACAGGGCGCTAAAAGGAGAATCACGAAAGTAGGTCTGCCAACTGATCATAAAGGAGTGCGCCCTGTTATTTACAAATTTCTATACTACTATTTTATCACTGGATTTGTTGCATGTGTGTGCATGTTTTGTGCATCGGATTACCAATCGTTAATCATGTCGATACCAAACAGCACTACAGATAAATCTTCGAGCGCTTCTTTACAGTTGCGACTAATAGTAGAACGATCAACATGTAATTGCTCTGCCAATTTGTCATCGGTCAACAATGGACGCTCAATGAACTTTTTGTTAATAATGCGCCACTTGCGCTTGTCTTCTGGCTTACCTGTTGAAAGACAAATTTCTTTATAAGCTTCTAAGCATATATCAACATGTTTCATTAACTTCACAGATTTCGCTTTATTCTGCATCAACAAATCTAGGTTTAACCACTTATGTTCCCAAAATGTGCCTTGTACTTCTTCTACATGCTCCTCAACGGCTTCACTATGGGCTTTCAACTTGTGGTAGTTGTTCATCAGCAACCTTGCATTGTGAAAAGCTCTTTTCTTGAACTGCTTTTTCTCATATTCCCTGTCTTTTTGAATTCCTTTACGAATTTTTAGCGCTAATTCATCCAATTGCTTATCTGATAGTTCATGCACATTAATTTCCAATCACTTACCCTCCAAATATTTCTTAAAGTTTGTTACTATCCCTCTTACTTGTTCGATAGCATCGTGGGTTCCTTTAGCATAATAAAATCGATAACTTTCTGGCTCTTGTTCATCCAGTAAATGCTCAGCGTAACTTTCAATCTCTTCTAAAGATTCAATCGCCACTTCGAAGCCCTTTGACATACCCTTTTTATAGATATATAGCTCAAATCGATAAAGAATGTATCCGAGAATTATCACTAATATTAAGGTGATCATAAATTCCATACCTTACCCTCCACTCTCAATTGCATCTCTAACCACTGGATCACGATAGAGCATTTTGTATTTTAGTTGCTCATACTGCAGATTTTCTTGTAACTGCTCAATCTGTTTCTGTTGGTCCACAATTGTATAGAATAGCCAACTTAGGCCAGCGATCGTTAACAGTATTGATACAACAGCCAGTATCGTATAATGATTAACTTTCAT